TTGACTCCATCCTTTTTTTTCTCTAGCAGCAAGGACTATATCCGCTACTTTTGCCCGCTTTTCTATAAGCATCATTGATATTACTACGTTTTGTTCTTTCATTATTCCTTTGAGTTTGAAAATTCTTTATTTTTAAAAAGTTCCGCTAATCCTGACACTTGTTTTAATCTAAGTAACTCGTCCGCATCCATTCCGATGTTTTTTAATATCCAAGCGTCACTCATTCCCGCTTTTGTAAGTTCTGACACAATATTACTCATTAAATCAATACTGTGTGTTCCACGAGCTCTATTGTGGCGAATTGTTGACGCCATTCTATTGCTTTCGTCCTTTTGGATAACAACTACTGGAAGATTGCCTTTTTCACGATCGAAAATATCTTTGTGTGTTTTCATTATTGTATACCGATGAAATCCATCCACAATCTCATACCTGTCAATTTCGGACAAGTAATAACAAACCACTGGCATAGTATAGCCATCTTCCTTAATGGATTGGTACAATAGCTTCATTTCAGGAGCTGCAACGCTATTAGGATTGTAACTATTTGCCTGAATTTTATCTATTGGCACGGCCAAAACTTTATATACTGGACTTTTCATAATAGATTTTTATATTTTTCGATGATGTTTTTTCTTTTTGCCATTTCGTATTTTGTCAGAGTAAAACCCATATACTTGCATAAATGGTCGTTTTTAATAATACAGATACACATTCTTTTAAAAGTTGGAATTTCCTTTGCTTCGGCAATATCAATTTCGTCAATATATTCCATTCTTACAGGAAGTTTTGACGTTTGATAGTTGGTTTCCGTGCCTACTTTTATTTCAACTCCTGAAGCTTTTAGTTTGTCAATAATTTCTTTGGACAAAACACCGCCTTTTTCACGCCAAAAATTAACTGAAGTGGAAAGTTTTTCTAAATAATTAGCTCTTGTTTCTTCTGGCAATGTGGATAACAAAAAATGCATGTAACTTTCCCAAGTGTGATTTGGCGGAAGTTTAATAGACTGCCATCCCATTGCTGTAGTTCCTCCGTAAATTCCTGTAAAATTTACGCCATTTACTCTTCCAACTAACTTACCCCAGGTATTAGGTTCAATTACGCGATACAATTTCAAACTATCTGATGCGGCAGAAAGAAACGGACTTGCAACACGCTGTTTTTCTATTGGAACGCCAGCCATATAAAACAAATCATATAATTTGTTATAATCCCACTCAAATTTGGCGTTTGCCGTCCAAATATCCGTTGTCAGCCAGTCATAAATTGGATAAGCATTGAATACATTCTCATACATCTTTTTAGTCCAAATATTTCCTTGATAGTTCTTGTAGTTCCGCTCGCTGTGGATAGCTCTCCACCTGTTCAAACTTTCTTGAGTTCTGATACCAACTAGACACGCTGTCTTTTTTGCTTTTTTTAATTTGTGATACCAAAGCGAAAATTTTTCTTGAAATTCGTAATCCCACATTTTTTGATTGTAGAAATCAAAGTGTTTCATCTGATGATATTTTTTTGGTAAAGCTCGAACCCATATTTTATATTCATCAGGATTCCACGGTCGCCAAAAACTTTGACTCATAGAGGTGCACGTCGAAACTTTAAACGGAACCACAATTCGGAAAACTTCAATAATATCACTATTAGCTGCCAAAACACGATCTACATAATCAGTTGTCATTTGATACTGAGCTTCATAATCCATGTGAAAAACACCAATTTTTCTATCTAGCTTGTTTTGTCTGATGTACTGAATGCATAATTCAAGTAACACGCCTGAATCCTTTCCTCCAGAGAATGAAACATAAATGTTATCAAACTCTTCAAAAAGTAATTTCATTCTATTTTGTGAAGCTTCGTAAACGTTCATAATATCTCCTTTAATTCTTTTTTACTAATACTTTTAAAATACTCCGCTTGACTTACTTTCTTTTGAATATTCAAGTCAAAAAGCTTTTCTAGTCCTACATTACCAGTCATATCCCAGTAATGAACATCCTGTTCTTGTCCTGTTCTGAAACTTCGTCTTGATCCTTGATGTTTTAATCCGTAATCCCAAATCTTATCCCAGTAAATAGTGTAGGGAAGGTGTTGTAAATTCAAACCTAAACTTTCCTTTTGGTAACTTAAAACCGTGGCTTTTGGGAAGCGTTTTTTACATTCTTCCTGACTAGATACAAATCTTGCAAAAATGATATGCTTTTCTTCTGGGTAGCTTTCAAAATGTTTTTCCAAGGCTTCAAACTTCGATTCTGATACGCAATACCCCATTTGCATCTTGGTTGTCATAGCGAGAAAAATATTATTATTCATCGCTAGTAATTTTTCATCATCAAGATACTTTTCCTTAATATGATTATAATAATCTAATGCTTCACCTGTAACTTCATACGGAATATCACTGTAAATTTGCTTGATATTCAATTTCAAATCACACTCAAAAACATAGTGCTTGATCAATGAATAGAGATAGTCTATATTCTCATAACCCGATATAAATTCCTTAGTGTAGCTTTTACCTCCAAAAGTTTTAGTGACCGAAGTTGTTTCGCAAAACGTGTTTTTAAACTCGGCAATTCCCATGTTCAAAATCAAAGGAGAAAGAAACTGCATTTGCGACCATAGATCTAATAAATTCCGAGTGATAGGCGTGCCGTTCAATATCAATTTATATTCGACCATATTACCTAAAGTTAATAATCGTTGCGTCCGTTTTGCGTCGTGGTTCTTGATTTTTAAACTTTCATCAACCACCATAAAACAACGCCAAGCGGTAGAAATCTTTTTATACAACTGTAAATATTCACGGTCAGACATCCCTATGCTTTCAACACCTATGTAAATTACATTAGCACATTTAAAACCACCCCATTTATTTATTTCGTCAATAATAGACGGAATATTATCTTTTGGTTTTATCGTTCTTAATGGACCAACCCAAACGACTAAATCTACATCCTTAACGCTATTCACTAATTCAATAGTTGGACGTGTTTTTGCGGTTCCCGCTTCCATGAATAATGCACCTACTTTTAGCGGTAAAAACTTTTCTTTCACCGCTATTTGTTGAGGAAGTAAATCAATCATCTTTCAAGTTCTTTAAGGGGTTGTACTTCGGTAAATTCTATTTTGGTAGGTGTTTTTTTCGTAATCACATAGTTCGGTAGCTCTTTTAGAGTTTCACTATCAAACCAAGCTTCTTTTTTTTTGGAGTATTGAAGTTCTTTTTTTTCCAATATCCAAGCACTGATCCAATAGGCTTCACTTTTACTAACTGAGTAATCCTGTCCGAATATCTGGGAGTTTGGTATTAAAGCTTCTGATCCATCAAAAGCAATTGCCAACATACATTTATCAGATATTCTAGTAAGGCTCGAAAGCCTTACTGAATAACAATGCACTTTCATTATTTTTTTAATGATAATTTACAGTCATAAGCATCGTAAACACCATGATGACATTTCTGTTGTACTCCTTCAATGATTATTGGAAACCATTCTCCATTTACAAACTCTCCAAGTTCTACTAAACAACTTTCGTCTTCATAAATAGGATAACCACCGCTATATGACCAATGCCTTCTTACGTAAACTTTTTTAGCTTCAAATGTAATCCACCCGCATTCTGTACCAGAACCTTGGCTATCCGTCCCTAATGCTTTTCTTAATTCTGAAAATGTAGTAATTGCTTCCATAATTATATCGCTGACTTTATCGCCCTGCACCGGGCTTTCTAATTATTATACTACAAATGTAGCGTAAAAGAATCATTTATCCAAGTAAAAAAGCTGTTTATAATTAATATAAATAACTTTTTAAATCATACTTGGGTCTGTAGTGGTAAAAGAAGAATGTGTATTTACTTTATCCACAAAAGAACGACGATAAATCCAATATTTAAAAGCATCTGAAAAGTTTGTGGAAAACATTGGACGAGATGCTAAAGGCAATTTCTCGGAACTTTTATCTTTATGAATAGTTCTGGAGCCTTTTCTATCTGTTTTTACCATAATTTTTGTTAGCTCTAACGAACTCTTACAGCATTTGCACAGAAACTTATCCATTCTTATTTTTGGAAGATTAGGGAAGCTTTCCGTAAGCATACGATTAGCAAACTGATATTCTTCTTCTTGTAAAATTGTTGCCTGATTTAACGACATTAAATTTACAACCCAACCTGTACTGTTTCCGTTTTCGTCTTTTTCAATGGCTCTTTTTAATGCTGATGCCCAGTCTCGCTTTGTTTTAGAATTTTGATTTCCCGAACGATCATAATACATATCCAATAACTTAACCGGATGATGTTTATAAAAATCCCTAAACTTTCTGCCTAGTTCCACCTCATTTTCTGGAGCAAGCGTATAAAACTCTTTTAGTCCATATAAATAATTACCTCTTTGTTGCCCAGAAATTATACTACTCATATCTCCAAAATCGACACCACATTCTAATTTTGCATTATGATCTATGTATCGAAGTGCTAACGAACTTTCCTCAATTGTATCTAATATTGAAAACCTATCGTAATATGAATTGTTTACACCATCCTCATAAAAATGATGATCGCCTAATGCTCCGTAGAATTTTTCTCCTTTAGAAATAGCAATTTTAAAGGAAAGAATGGCACTTTTAAATTCTTCTGGACCAAGTGCTTTTAAATTGGCACTAAAATAACCATCTGTTAGAATATCAACATTTACAAAGGAGGATGCTGCATAAAAAAACGTAGATCCTTTTCTTATTCTCGTCCATTGACATGTCCAGTCTTGCAAACTTTTTTTTAATCGTGCAAGTTCGCTAGTGTTACCTATTTGCTTTTGCGCTATAATTTCCTGCTTAATTTCATTTAGAACCAAAGCAGCATGAAGCGCCAGTTCTATTTGTTCCTGGTCCATTTCCTTTTCCATGTTCATAATCCAATCATCATCGTTTAAAATAATGTTTGGCATATCGGTAGTAAAAGTATTGCCCATATAATACACAGAATGACCAAAGGCAGCATATTCTCCACGCAAAGCAGGAGTAGAGCGGTCTAATTTCTTTTTCTTTAATAATCGTGCTTCATCGCCATATCTATGCTGATAAGAAGCACCTGCAAGCCCAGAAGGTTGGTCTAGTGAGCCTAGCACAAAATGACAACCGTTAAATATTGAAATACTGTGTTTATAAGATAATGGTGGTTTGTAAGGATTCTTAAAATGCGCTGGAGGTCTTTTATCGGTAATAAAATGAATTCCTTCTTTCCATCCTTTACGTTGCCAACCTTCAATTAAAGCAGGCAATACATTTGTAAGTGCATTTGCATATGTATCTGAAAGAAACATTTGATAACTTCTAGGCATATCATAAATAATGTCCATAGATCGTTCTGCAACAATATCAGAAGTCTTCGCAGAACCACGCCCTAAAACTCCATAGAAATCTTGCGGTTTTATTAAATCTACTAGCATTTTAACTTTAGACGCAAACATTACGTTTACATTATCGTCGTTAAGATTTACGTGGGTCCTTCTGCTCATTTGGGAATATTTCAAACGGAATAATATCGGCTTCCTGATATATTCGTTGTTTTTCTTTTTCGTTTAGGTCTGGAATCTTTTTATCAATAAATTCTTTTAGACGATTTCTGTCCATTTTTGGCAAACCAACTTCTTCTGCTTTTGTAGAATATACAATAAACGGACGTTGGAATATTTCGTCTGGTAATTCTTCTTTTTCGGCTTCAAATACGCCACGCATTTCTGCAGCAACTTTTACCATTTCAACAACACGCTTACTATCAGCACTGTCTTTTTTAATTTGACGCACAAAGTTTATTTCTTGATCAATAATATTGGCGTAGAAATTTCCCCATGCTTTTTTAGAAACATCTTTATCGGTATAGAAATATTCTATTGCTTCGTTATAAACTTGTGATGCTTTGTAATGCGTTAGTTTTTCGGTAATTATTAAATGCTTAATTACTTTTTGGCGACTTCCGTAAACGTCAATTCGCATTATCATTCCATGAACACGCGTAAGTAATTCTAAATACATAACTATTTCAGGCGGTGCATCGTTAGGATTTCCGCTTTCAATAAATGCATATATATCGTCTATGTTTATTTTATCAATCAACATCATGTCCAAATAAAATTCTATCTCTTACATTACATATTTCAATTTCCCTGCTTTCTTTTAAAAAAATTTGAGCCGCAGTAATGTTTCCGCTTTCTGCTAATTCTCTTTGTTTGTTCATTATATTGAACTGTGCTTTTAGTTTTCCTGCATCGAAAGCTTGTCTAATATCACTACGCTTATCATACCATAAAGCCATGAACCCTTTTTTTGGCAACTCTAATTGCTTGGCAATATTCTCTGGAGAATAATTACAAGCAGCTAAATCCATTGTCATTTGGATTTCTTCTTCTGTTATTAATAAGGGTAGTTCTTTCATTCTAGTACTTTTTTAAATTTATTGTTGTAAACAGTTGCAATCTAAAATCATACAACCCTTTACTATTAGCTAAAATATACTGTTCATAGTGTGCGTTTTCTGCCCAGTTACCAGAACCTTCAATTACAAAATGAGCATCGTTTGTTTTCATTAAACATACTTTTGCATGGCTCCAAGCATATAACACTTGGAAATTTGGACGGGTAGAACTCATTGCCATTAAATTATCAATAGTAACCGGATTTCGTTTAATCATACTGTCCGAAATTAATAAAGTAACTTTTTCAATAATTCCTTTGTCGTGCATTTCAATTAAAGCATCTATTACTCTTCTACTAATAGAATAAGTACACGCATATAACTCTTTTACAGATTGCGACTTAGCAATTAATGGAATAAATGTAAAAGCATTAAACGCGGTATCACTTTGTAGAAAGAAAAACTCTTCAGCAGTTGGCAATCTATTTAAGTCTTCACTTAAATTAGATATTTTTTGGAAATGGCTAACCACATATTTTGACTGCCAAATTGCTGAAGGCTTTAGTTCTTCTTTTTCTTCTAATTCTATTTTTTTTGGATTAAAAAATTTATTCATTTTTTATACCTAAACGAGCATCTACCAATTTTAACTTTAATTCTCTTTGAGCAATTGCTTCACTTATTGTAGCAAGTTTCTCAATATTGCTTTTGTGCTTTTCTAAATCTGCTTTTTTACGAGATAAGTATGTAGCTGTTGAAGTTTTGAACTTAACCATGTCTTCATTAGTCATTGTATCTACTTCTTTTTTAGCTACTAATTCAAAGAATAAAGGATGCTTTCCTAAAACAGTTCCATTTTCTTTATAATGATTTAACTCATCATACAACGCCCTGTTTTCTGCAAATGCTTGTTCTGCTAGTTTTGCTAATTCTTGAAGCTCTGGATCATTTTCATCTTGAGCAGCAACTTGTGTAATATTTGCATGTAAGGCAGCATATCTATTGTGCGCTGCTATTTTACGCCCTACAACAATATGCATTTCATCTGGAGTTTCTTTGTCGTTTAAAAAAGGAAACTCTTCTCGAATTTTTACTTTTTCGTCTGTTGGCAAATCTGTTTTTTCTGAATGTTCATTTAAATTAAGATTTGAATCCTCTAGGTTTTTATCCTCTAGGTTTTTATCTTCATTTCCTTCTTTAGAAAAATCTTCATCAGAAATTACTTCCAGAACATAAGATTTAACTTCTGCATCTTTAATACCGTGCAGTTGTTGTAAATCATACAAAAGATTCTTTAATCCCTGTTCAGAATAGCCAGAACTGTTTAACCTTCTTTCAACGCCAAGGTTTTTATTTGGGGATTTCCGATACAATTCAAACGCCTCGTTAAATTGCTCGTATTTGCTTTTTGGCAGTTGCGCCAAAAAACCAATTACTAAATTTTTTAATTGTCTAGACATAGTTTTTTTATTAATATGTAATTACTGAACTCAAAGATTGTAATTACATTCTTTATAAGGTGTGACATGAAACAAAAAGCCTCTCATTACGAGAGGCTTTTTCAAAATAACTAACCAAATAAATCACTATGAGCGCGATTGTTCTATTAAATAAGTTGTTGCACCGGCTTTATAAACTACTAACGTTATGTTAGAATCACGAAGACCAACCCATTGTGTACCATTAACTAAAACTACGGTTGCAGCTCCAGCAGTTGCAGAAGCTAGAGTAGCAGGATCCGTTCCACCATCACCAATTAAAGTCACCATTTTACCATGTGCTAAATCAACAGTTGTAAAAGTTACAGCAGCAGTAATGTCTAAAGAAGGTAATTTATAAAATGCTCCATTCGCTTCGTTTACAACAGTTGTAGCAACAGCAGCAACCGCAAAAGGTTCAGCAAAAACTAAAGCCCCTTCATAATGTTTAGGAACTAATGCAGTTTTTGCAAAGCTTTCAAATGAGAATGTATGAAATCTTCCATCATTATTGTCAGTTTTTGCAGGCTTAATTTGTAATGGAGCACAAGGAGTTCCCATTACTTCATGAAAGTTGTCTTGACACGCTTTGTGAAAAACAATTACATTTCTACCCAACCAGTTTTGTGTAAATTCTTTAACCTCTAAAGTATTACCAGGATGTTGAAGCATAAACTTCTGATTGATTGAAATAGAATCTTCATCTCCATCAGACTCATAAGGAGCATCCGTTTTAGATTTTGTTCCATACAGTTTAATCATTGATGCGCCTGTTTTTAATAAAAACTGACCTGCAATTTTTACTCCATTTCCATCGCTAGGAGGAAAGAATAAAATATCTTCTACATCAACAATTACCGTTTCGCTCTTTGGAGCAGCCGAACCGGGAGAAATCCCAGTTGGCTTATTTAAATTTATTTTTGTGTACATAACTTATTGTTATTATAAAGATTATACAATTAGACAATTACCCTTTTAGTTTCTGTCCATGATCCATTAATCAATGTTAATTGAACATAATCAGCAGCAGTATCTAATATTGCAGCAGAAACTACTTTTATATTTCCTGTTGTTGAAAGCGTTACGTTTACAGCTGCAGTGTCTGTTCCATAGATAGAAATTGTTTTACCAGGTACTCCGTTTACAATTTCTGTAACTGCAGTTGTCGCAGCTCCATTAAATTCAAAAACATCTCCTTCGTTTGCATCGATAACCGCTGTATCAAATTTTACATTTTCAACAACATTAATTGCTGGAGCACTAGTTCTGTTAATTTCAAAAGGAACTCCTCCATCAGCAGGAACGAATAAAGTTAATGTACCTCCTGTTTTTAAATCAAAACTAGCATTACCAGTTAACTTTAATTTAGTAACACCATGAACTACGTTTAAAGTTGCAGGTAACGATGTGTTTCCTTTAATTTTAACTACTTGCCCTTTGTAAGATAGTAC